CGGAGGCGCTTCTCCGGAGCATCATGGAAGAGCACGGCGGCGGCTACACGCTGAACATCTACCCGCGCACGGCGGACGCCGCCACCGTCGCCTACGGCTTCCGCCGGCTAGAGCTACTCCGGACGGCCCGGTAATGGTCAAGCCGTGGGAGCCAATCCCCGGGTGCGAGACGTTGGAGTGGCGCTCGCCGCTCGGCGAGACGGTGCGGTTTCGGATGCTCGCCGGCGCCGCCGGCCGGCTCATGCCGCCGATCCAATCCACCACGCTCGCGGTGCCGGCCACGAACGGCTCGCGCTACCTCGGCTCCGCGCACCTTGAGCGGCTCGTAACGGTGCCGCTGCCGGTCCCGGGGAGCTTGACGGACCGGAGCGAGCTACGGCGATGGGCGGCCGCGCTCGACCCGACCAAGGGCGAAGGCACCCTCACCGTGGCGGACGGCGCGAGCGCCGGCCGTTTCCTGCGATGCGTGTATGACGCCGGCCTCGAAGAGCTTGAGGAAACGCTCCCGGACTTCAATACCGGCGCGCTGATCTTCCGGGCCGCGTGGCCGTATTGGCTTGACGGCTCCGAGCAATCGGTCTCGGTCACGCAAGGCACCACGCTCACCAAGTGGTTTCCGTTTCTCCCGCTCGTGCTCGGCGCCTCGGACGCCTTCGCGAGCTTCGTGGTCACGAACGGCGGCGATGTGCCGGCGTGGCCGGTAGTCACCGTGACCGGCCCGGGGACGGACGTGACGGTGCAAAATCTGACCACCGGCGCCTCGTGGACGGTAAGCGGCGCGCTCGCCGCCGGCTCGAAGCTCATCGTCGATACGCGGCCGAGCTTCAAGGCCGTCACGGTGGACGGCACCAACGCCTTCGGCCGGCTCACGCCTACCTCGCAGCTATGGGCGCTCGCTCCCGGCGCCAACCGCGTGCAGGTCTCCATCGCGCTCACCTCCGCCGCCAGCTTGGCGGCCTTCACCTGGCGAAACGCATGGCTCTCGGCCTAGACGCCGGAGTCTCGCCGTTCGCCGGCACCTTCCCCGGGCCGCAATTCGCGCTCGTGGCCGCCGATTGGCAAACGCCGCTCGCGGCGGTGGACACCTACGAGACGTGCACCTTGATTGCGCGGCATAACGAGGTGTCCACCTTCGAGCTAACGCTCCCGGCATCCACGCCGGCGGCGGCCGTGTTCCTGACGGCCTCGAGACCTCGGCTTTTGATCCGGGCCGGCGCGAGCGGCGCGGTCTACCGGTCCGGGCCGATGCTCCGGATGGAACGGCACGCGGACGCGGACGGCGACGTGCTCACGCTCTCCGGCGTGGACGATTTGGTATGGCTCCGCCGCCGGCTCGTGCACCCGCAACCTGCCTCGGCGGCGCCGCCGTACTCCACAAGCGCCTATGACGCGCGCACCGGCGCCGCGTCCACCGTCCTCGCCGGCTACGTAGACCGCAACGCCGGCCCGAGCGCGGTAACGGCGCGGCAAGTCCCGGGCCTGACCGTGCCGGCGCCGGCCGCGTTCGGTCCCACCGTCACGCTCTCCGGCCGCTGGCAAGGCCTGTTGGAATTCGTCCAGACGGCCGCGCTCGCCGCCGGCATCGGCTTCCGCGTCCGAGACCTCACCTTCGAGGTGTTCCAACCGAGCGGCGGCGCGGTCTTCTCCGGCGACCTCGGCACGCTCGCCGGGTGGGCCTCGGCGGTGGAAGCGCCGGAGACCAATTACGTCTACGTCGCCGGCGGCGGCGAAGGCACCGCGCGGCTCATCCGCGAGTATGCGGACGTTCCCGGCGTCACGGCATGGGGCCGCATGGAGAGCTTCTCCGACCGGCGCGATACCACCGTGGTAGCCGAGATGGACCAAGCCGGCGCCGAGGCGCTCGCGGAAGGGAAGCGGCCCGCTGGCGTGGAGATGGAGACGCTCGACATTGCCTCGCAACGCTTCCTCACCGATTGGAACGTCGGCGACACCGCTACCGTGGTGATCGGCGAGCGCCGCTTTCAGGACGTGATCGTGGAGGCCCAAATCGAGCTAGCGCCGAACGCGCCGCCGAAGGTCACGCCAACGCTCGGCGCCTCGCTCGTGACGCTGGCGGAGTGGCGCACGCTCTCCGCCAATAACCGCCGCCTCCGCCAGCTTGAAAGGACGTGAGCAATGCCGGACCTCACCGTATGGCCTACCGATGGAGCGGACGGCTCCGTTAGCTCGGAGGCGCGTTGGCGGAAGATGGGCCGGCTATGGGTGCCGACCGGCGTGGACGTTGGCCTCTCCGGCATCGGCGGCGGCGCCGGCGCGCTCGCGCCGACGCTCGTGGCCGGTCCCGCCGTGAACGTCGCGATAGGCGGCGCGTGGATCGATGGCCACTACGCCGAGCTAACCGCGCCGGCCTCGGTGCCGGTCACGGCAAGCGGCCTCGTATGCGTCCGCTTCACGCCGGCCGATAACCGCGCGGAGCTTCTCTACCGCGACGCCGCCACCGTGCTCACGATGACGGACGCCACCTTCGAGCTTCCCATCGCGCGGATGACGGCCGGCGCGTTGCAGGACATCCGGTGGCCGGCGAACGTGCGCGGAGAGCTTGCGTACGTGGTCAACTCCACCGGCGTCCCGGTGCCGGTCTCCGCCACCCAAGCCTCGCCGATAGACGTGGACGTGCTGCCGGCCGTCTACTGCGACGGCTCGCCGCTCGAATTCGCGTGGCAAGGAAACGCCAACGGCCCGAATCCGGCCGGCGGCTTGCTCTACGTGCGGCTTTGGATGGACGCCGCCGAGGCACCCGGGACGAATAACGTCCTGTGCGCGGACTACGTGAACCTGAACGCCACGCTTTCCGGCCGTTGCCGGCCTACGCCGCCGCCGGCCGGCGTCCATTCCTTCCGAGCACGTGCGTACATGGCCGGCGCCGCGAATCCCGGCAACATCTTCATCATGCACACGCTCGCCGTGACCCGCATCTAGACCGCTGAAAGGACTACCCGATGGCCTACCTTGACCTCGCGCACATGACCCGGGACACCTCGCTCATGTCGCGGCTCGCGGCCGCCGCCGCCGAGCAGGAAGCGAGCGGCTCGGTGCTCGACCCGGCGGAGCCGGAGCCGTGGGCCGAGGCGCACCGGTGGGAGCTTTGCGCGGCGCCGGGATGGGCGGACGCATGGGCCTCCGCCGTCGCCAACGGCGTCCCGGACCCGGGAGCCGATCCCGGCGTGATTACGGACGGGATGATGCTGGCGCAGGTGCAAGCCGTCCTCGCCGGGTAGCGCGCGCACCCGTCCGGGTGGCGTGCAGGCACCCCGCCGGCCGCGCGCTTCGCCTGCAAACGGCCGTCTTCACCGTTTCTTTACAGTCGGAAATTCACGCAAATAGCGGCTTCGTGCTCCAACGCGCTCCAACGGGTAAGATGATTTGCCGGAATCCTCCAAGGTGGCCGCCTTGCGAGGTGCGCCGGTAAACGGCTACACCTTCCCCTATGTCCGAAGCATCGCACGGCTATAGCGTCACGGACGCGGCACGCAAGCTCGGCGTGCACCGCGAGACGCTCTATCGGTGGCTCCAGAGCGGCTACGCCAACGGCACCCGGATCGGCCTCGGCGCCGGCCGCTGGCGGCTCTCGGCCGCGGAGGTGGAGCGGCTCGCGAAGCTGATGGAGGGAGAGCCGCCGCCGGAGGCGGGTGACGGAGCCGCGCCGGCGATGGCCGGCGCCACCACCTCGGCTACTATCCTTTCCACCTAGAGGAAAGGACGGCGCCGTGACTGAGACCACGCGCACCGGCGAGCGCCATCCCGGCGTGGACCACCGCCCGAACGGCTACCGCGTTCGGATGACCTTCGGAGAGCGCCGCTACGTGCGCGCCGGCATCCCGAGCTTCCGCGAAGCCAAGCGGCTCGCGCTGCATTGGGAAGACCTCCGCGACGCCGGCGAGGTGCCGCCCGAGGCGGAGACGCTTCCGCACCGCATCACCTTCGGCTTGCTCGCCGGCGAGGTGCTCCACGAGACCACCACCAAGACCTCGCGGCAGACCAAGCGCAAGCGGCGCGCGTCCACCGTGCACGCGAAGACCAAGGCGCTCAAGCCGTGGAGCACCGGCCCGCGCGCGAAGGTGGCGGTGCACCTCTTCCGCTACGAGGCGATGCGGCGGTGGTACGCCGAGCGCAGCACCGAGGCGCCGGCCGCCGCGAACGGCGAGCTAGCCGCGCTCAAGGCGCTCTTGCGCCATGCCCGCGAGCACTACGGCGCCGCCATCGATGCCCGCATCCTCGACTTCAAGGGGGACCCGACCGAAGAGCGGCCGCTCGTGGCGCTCTCCGTGGCGGAGCTTGAGTTTCTCGCGATGAGCGCGCCGCCGGCGTACGTCCGGCTCGTGCTCGTGCTCGGCACCACCGGCCTCCGGATCGGCGAGGCGCTCACGCTCACCGATGATCGGGTCCACCTCGGCCGCTACGAGGTGCATATCCCGGCGGAGCTTTGCAAGGAAGGCGACGGCAAGGACGTCGCGCTCACGGACGAAGAGGTGGTGCTCTTCCGCGAGCACCTCGGCGGCCGCCTCCACGTGGTCACGCCGAGCGCCACCGGCCACCTGCCGAGCCGGACGCCGAACGCGGCCGGCCTCGTGTTCCCGGCGCCGCGCGGCGGCTTCCTCCACTACCCGAAGTTTCACCAGAACGTGTGGACGCCGGCGGTGCGCGCGGCGGCGGCGCGGTGGGACGCGCAGCACGGCGCCGAGGACAATCCGTTCCGGCGGCCGGAAGGCCTCAAGCCGCATGATCTTCGCGCGACGGCGGCCACGCTCATGCGCGAGGCCGGTCTCTCCCGCGAGGACGCCGCCGCGCGCCTCGGCCACCACGATTCCGGCGAGCTACTCGACCGGATCTATGATCGCTCCGATAAGGCGGCCCGCTCGAAGCTGGCGCTTCACGCGGCCGCCAAGGCGGGCTTGAGAGCCGGCGGCCGAGACGCTTCGGCTGAGACCCCGGAGCACCGCTCGGACGCCGGCAAGGTAGGAAGCTAACGGCATGACGCGGCACGCACACCTCTCGTGGTCCCGGATTGGTCCCGGGCCGCAGGGTGCGCGTGCCGCGATGCTAGGCGCCGCAACGGTTTCCGGCATCAGGGTAGGGTTTCTTCTGGCCTCTCTACCCGTCCGCCAAGTGGCGTTGGAGTATGCCGCAAGAGGCCGGCGTAAGTGGGTGGAAGCCGTTGCGCTGCAACGCTTCGCGCCACCTCTCCCTCGCCACGTAACTCGGCGGACACCGCCGAACACTGGCGGACACCGCAAGACGCAGGAAAGCCAAATCCGGGAGGCCGTGGTCCCGGATTGGTCCCGGGGACCGGCCAAGGACTACCCGGCGTGAGCGAGCAACTCTCGCTCTTGCACGTGGACCCGCGCACGCTCGCGCATGCCGCCGGCCCGGACACCTCGCACGGCGCCGCGCGTGCGGACGCGCTCCGCAAGGCGTCGCACCGCGCCGAGCTTCTCCGCGCCTACCACCGCGCCACAAGCGCGCTCGGCCACGGCCTCTCCACCGCCGAGATGGCGGACCTTCACCTCGCGCCGTTCGGCCTCACGGAGCTACGCCGGCGCGCTACCGACCTGTTGAATCTCGGCTACCTCGCGCGGCTCCCGGAGACCGACGGCCGGCAGCGGCCCGGGCATCGGCTCGTGGTCACGGCGGAAGGCGCCGAGGCGCTCGGAAAGGTGGACGGATGACCTTCCGCCGGCTTTGGCATGCCGTCGCGATTGAAGCGCTGATCTTCGCCGCGTTCGTGCTCGGCCTCGTGATCGGCGCGGCCGTGGAGGCGCTCACGTGAGCGGCGAGCGCTCCAAGACGATTACCGGCGTGATCGAAAATGACCACGCTTGGGTGCGGATGGGCCGGTGGGTGGAGTACGTCTTCGGCGAGCGCCGCGCGCCCGAGGACGATCATTGGGCCGGCTATCGGTGCCTCTACTGTGACCACGTTTTCGTGGCCGGCGAGTGGATTTGGAACGTGCCGGACGATTGGGTGCCGGACTGTTATTGGGAGCCGGCGAGCCGGTATTGGCCGGACCGGGAGGCCGAGCTTTGGGCCTGCCTCGTGCGGGACTTCGCGTGGTGCACGCCGTGCATGCGGCTCTTCCGCGTCCGGCCGCGCGAGGTGCCGCGCGAGTTTTGGCTCTCCATCGTGCACGGGTGGCTCCCGGAGAGCCTTTCGTGGCTCGCCGCGAAGCTGCCGCCGGCGCCGGAGCCGGACTACCGGCCCGGGCCGCCGGACCACGAATACCACTTGCGCGAGCCGGAGCCGGGATACGTCTCCATCCACCGGATTCGGCCGCTACCCGGAAGCCGAAAGGGGACCGCATGAGCACGTGCGAGCACGTATGGAGGCAAGCGGCGCATATCGACGGGTGCCATTGGTACCGCTACAGCTACGGGTGCCGGCGGTGCGGCGCGTGGCGGGTGGATACCTACGAGCGCGAGCCGGACGAGTATTGGGCCGCCTTCTGGAAGCGCGACGGGTGCCGGCGGTGCACCTACCTCGGCGACGGCGCGCCGCGCCACGAGGTAGACGTGGTGGTGGTGGCGCCGTGATCCGCGAGATGAGCACCGCCGAGCTTCTCGCGGCCGTGGACGAGTGGCGGAGCTTCACGGAGGCGGAGGCCTACTACTGGCGCCGGCGCGCGGAGACCGCGCGGGAGCGCCGGCTCGCCGTGGAATGCGAGCGCCTCCACGGACTCGCAGAGAACGTCTACGGCAACCTCCGCCGCCGGCTCGTGGCCGAGTCCGGGTCCCTCGAGAATTCGCCGGCCGAGGCGGAGGCGTGAAGCGGCAAACGGCGGCCGAGGTGTGCCCGTCCTGTAAGGGATGGAAGAGCGAGCGCGCGAGCGTGTGCCGCTTGTGCTTCCCGTCCACGCGGGTAGCGCGGCCGGCGCACGGCCGTCCCGGCGAGGTGTCGCCGTTCCGGTCGATTGACCACGAGCGGCAGGTGCGGAGCGCGTGGCGGCCGGCGCACATGGCGCCGGCATGCGCCACGTGCCGAGGCTTCGGCTACGTGCAAGGCGCCGAAGGCGAAAACGGCACCTTGGACTATCGCCGCAAGGTCACGGGCCGCGCGAGCACCCGGCACGAGCCGGGACGGCGGATGGTGGCCGGCTCGGACCGGCTCTTGCGGGACCGTGGCTCCAACGCCGGCGGGTGGCACGAATGTCCCGATTGCCTCGGCCATCCCGGCTCCGCGATGACCCACGAAGCGTGGACGGCGCGCCGTGATGCGTGAGCTTCGCGCCTTGCTCACGGATTGGCTCGTATGCGCCGGCCTGATCGTGGCCGGCCTCGTGATGCTCGGCATAGCGGTAGCCGCCGCCGTGCTCGGCAATCCCTAACCGAAAGGCGAGGACGTGACCGATACCGAAGCACCGGCAACGCCGGCCGAACGTCCAGCATTGCCGGCCGCGATCGAAGCGGCCGAGCCGGTCCAGCTTGGCCGGCCGGAGCCGACATGGCGCGAGCTTGGATGGTGGCTCGCGCTCTCCGAACGCTCCGACGATACGCCGCAAGCTCGCGGCGGCGCCGCCGCCTTGCGCCTCTACTACGTCGCGCAGCTTGGCCTACCGCTATGGGCCGCCGGCGAGCTATCCGTGATCGGCGGCAAGCTCGTGGTGAGCGCCAAACTCTTGCGGGCCGTCGCCTTGAAGCGCGGCTATCGGGTGGTGCCGGACGTTGCCACCGATACCGAATGCGTGGCGGTGCTGTACGGCCCGGACGGCGACGAACTAGGCCGCTACACCTTCACCTTGGAGGACGCGCACCGCGCCGGCCTCATCCGCGCCCGGAGCGCGTGGACCACGCACCCGAAGCGCATGCTTTGGGCGCGCGCTACCAAGTTCGTGCTTGACGATTACGCGCCGGACGTGGCGCTCGGCTTCCAGACCACGGACGAGCTAGCCGACATGCGCGCACGCGAGGCGGAGCCGCTCGGCGTGGACGTGGAGCCGGAGCGCTTCGATCCGCTCACCCTGCCGGACGAGGACATTCCCTACTAGGCCGATGCCGCGTCCGGCCGTCCATTTCTGGCGCCTCGCCATCCGAGACGCTCCCTTGCCGGCGACCGTGAAGGCGGCCGGATGGGCGTTGTCCTTCTACATGGACCCGGACGGCCGCGCCGAGGTGAGCCGCGTGATGCTGGCGGACGCCGCCGGCCTTCACCTTCGGACGCTCGTGGACGCGCTCGGCCGTCTGGAAGGCGCCGGACTCGTGAGCGTGGACCGCGCTATCGGCCGTGGTCACGTGAGCCGATATGCCGCCATCGTCCCGGGCCTAAATGGTGGCGTAGCGCCACTCTTTGAGACCGGGAAAAGGTGGTCTCACGCCACCAATACGAGCAGAGAAAAGGTGGCGGAGGACTCCGTAAATGGTGGCGAGAGACCACCCGGAACTAGAAGGTCTAAAGAAGACCTTTCGGGCGCGCCCGGGCGCGCGCCGGCGGACGCGCGCGCGCGAGAGAGAGCCTCGCGCGTCGCCGCGATCTTCGCGGAGCAAGACCGCATCACCGGAGGTGATCCGTGAGCGATGAGAAGCGCGACGAGGCGCGCGCCGAGCGCGTCGCCGCGATCTTCGCCGAGCAGGACGCGGCCGCCGGGAGCCGGACGCCGGCGCCGGCCGGATGGGGCAGCAAAGAGCAACGGCGGCTAGCGGCGGAGGCGGCCGAGGCATTCCGAGCTTGCCTCAATGCGGAAGCTCGGAAGAGCGTGGCGAAGGGAGCGGACTCGTGAGCGGCTTGGAGATTGGTGCGCTCGCGCTTATCGCTCTCGTGCTCATCGTGGCTTGGCTTGCTTGGAGACCGTGAAGAGCTTGAAGTCTTCACGGAGCGGTAACATAGTTTCCGGATGAGAGCCGGTAAGGCCGTTTACCATAGTGGAATGACTCAAACGAAGACCTCTGAGACCGAGCGCTATCCCGAGGGTGCGGACCTCTCCACCGTGGAGATTCTCCGCACGGACGCTATCGACGCCGCCGGCGCGCTTGTGATCGCCGCGCGGCATTGGCGGCGGATGGCGCGCTCCAAGCGCTACGCCGGCGCCTCTAACGCCGGCGCGCGCGCCGGCTTCCGCGAGATGGCGGAGCTTTCCGAAGCGGCCGCAAAGCGCGTCCAGCGGGCCGCCGATGACGCCGTGAGCTACATAGGACGGATGCCATGACCGAAACCGAGACCGCTACCGCCGAGCGTGTGCGGGTGGCGAACGCCACGCGCGGCCGGAAGGCCGCCAACGCGGAATGGGCGGCCGCGATTGTCGCGGCCGCCGCCGCCGGCATCGCCGCCCGAGCTATCGCGAAGGACGCCGGCGTGACGCACGCTCGCGTGCTGCAAATCGTGAAGGCCTCCCGCGAGCACGGCGAACGCCGCCAGCATGAGCGGCGCGCCACCACCGCCTAGCTTCCCCCTTCGCTACGCTCGTTTCCCCCGGCAAAACGGCCCGCTTCGGCGGGCCGTTTCCCGTTTCGGCAACGCACGCGCTAGGATCGGCCGCATGGCCACCGGCTACGCCGCGCTTACCGCGCCCGAGCAGACCACCTACAACGAATGCGCGCGGCTCCACCAACTCGAAGATTGGGCCGAATTCACGGACTCGCAGAGCGCGCGGCTCGCGGCGGCGGACGAGTGGATTCGCGAGCGGCGCCGCTACATCTACGATTGCGCGGAAGGCAACGTGGCCAACGGCAACGGCCCCGGGTGGGACACCTGCGACCGGCGCGCTCGGTATGACTACCTCCACACCTGCCAGATGGGCGGCGCGCCGAACGCGCTTTGCCAGCTTCCCACCTCCGCCGCGATGGACGAGGAAGGCGTCCTCATCTCGGAACGGGAGATGTGGTGGCGCAATCCGAAAGGCCAGTACGCCGAGCAGAGCGCGCGCCGGCAGGCATGCACCGATGAGCTAATCGCGCGCCGCAAGTACGTGTGGAATCTCGCGGAAGGGAACGTGGCCGGCGCCACGCCGGGATGGGACCAAGCCAACCGCGAGCAGCGCTACTACAACCTCCAAGTCGCGACGAAGGCGGGCAGCGGCTACGAGGATTGGGCCGCGTCGCACGACACCACCACCGGCGAGCCGAAGAGCGCCAGCGGCGGCGGCGGAGGCGGCTCTAGCGGCGGCACGAGCCGCGAGAAGGCGCTCTCGTGGATGGCGTCGCACCGAGGCCTCTACGAAGACCCGGACGGCTCCAATTGCGATAGCCGCTCCGACGGCATCCGCAAGGCGCAGGACGATTGCGTGAAGATGGGAAGCTCCGGCACATGGCTCCGCAATGAGCCGTGGTGCGGCGTGTGGTGCGCGAACGCGATGGAAGCCGCCGGCGTCGCCGGCCTCTCCTACAACCTCGCCTCCGTCGCGTGGATCGAAGACCGCGCCAAGGCTGGCGGTGCTCCCTTCACCGGATGGACCACCAACGGCGATAACGCCGACCCGGGAGACCTCGTAATCATCGGCAGCTATGGCGGCCATGTCGGGATGCTCCGAGCCGTCTACAGCGGTTCCTGCGACGTGGACGAAGGGAATACCTCCGACACCTCGGCGCTCCGCAATCGGAGCCGCTCCGGCGAAATCCGAGGCTACGCAAAGGTGCGCTATCCATGAGCAAGCCCGAGACCGAACGCACGAGCGGCGACGCTTTCACCGGCGATGAGGCGCGAGCCAAGCTCGGCGAGGCCGAGGCCGAAGCCGCCGCCAAGCTCTCCGAGCAGCGGGCCGAGCAGGAAGCGGCCGGCAAGCCCGAGCCAACCGATGAGGAAGGCGGCGACCCGGACCCGGATACGGACGGCCCGGACGCACCCGAGCCGCCGCCGCCTCCACCGGCCGCAAGCTAGAGCCGCGCGTGCCGCCACCGCCGGATGATCATGGCCGGCGGTGGCGCCTCAATTGGGACCGCCTCGTGCTCGTGAGCTTCGTGGCGTTGCAGGTGGTAATCGTGGTGGCCATCCTCGCCGCGCTCGTGGCGCTCGCCACCCACTAGGCTAGGCCCGGTAGCCGGCGCGCGCGGGCATCCGAGCCACCACTCACGCACGCGCCGGCTACCTCGCTCGCCGCTCCGGCGATGCTCACCTCTCACCGTACGCACACGCCGTTGCGTTGCCGGCAACGCAACGCGCTAGGCTCGGTGGGATGGCGAGCTATGGCCACCGCTTCCGCAAGCTCCGGCTCCGCATCCTCGCCCGCGATGGGTGGCGGTGCCATTGGTGCGGCGCGCCAGCGCACCACGCGGACCACGTGGTGGCGCTCGCCGATGGCGGCCCGATGCTGGACCCGCGCAACCTCGTAGCCGCGTGCGCACGCTGCAACCTAGAGCGCGGCCGAGCGGTGGCGGTACGCCGAGCGCGCGCCGCGAATGCTCGGCATCGGGGTACTCCCCCCCCGGGGGGGTGGGTGGCCGGTAAACCCGGTGGTGCGGTAGGCGGGTGCGGGCCGGCCTTTTATGGGAGCGCCAGCCGGAGCGGCGTACGCACGGGATCGACGGGAACACACCGGGCCTTGCCGGATCGGCACCGGCTCGGCCCGAGCGTGGTCTATCCCGGCGCGATTCGGCCCGATGCCGGCTAGGCCATCCCGCCGCCGCCGCGAGGACGGGTCCCTCGAGGGTCCCACCTCGCCGGCGCACGGCGCGCTCGTGCACAAAGGCGGCCTGCCGCCGCTCCGGCTCATCGATCTACCGCCGTGGCACGGATGGCGCTGGACGTCGGAGGCCTCCCGCGCTCGCAAGTGGCTTGAGCAATACCTCGTGGTCCCGACCGGCGCCGGCGCCGGCGGCACCTTCAAGGTGGCGAGCTTCCAACGGACGATCTTGGAGGCCATCTACGCGCACCTCGCCACGTTCGTATCGCTGCCGGCGGCGAACGGGAAGACCACCTTCCTCGGCGGCGTCGCGTTGGAGCGCTTATGCCGAGGCGACGATTACGCCGAGGTGGACGTGGTGGCCACCAAGCAAGAGCAAGCCGGCTTCCTCGTGGAAGCGGCGAAACGGATGGTGGAGTCCTGCCCGCACCTCGTAGACCGGTGCCGCTGGCATGCCCGCGAGCAGATATTGGAGTACCGGCCTACCGGCTCGAAGCTGCAAGCGCACCCGGCGAAGCTCTCCGCCATCCAAGGCCTGAATTTCTCGCTCGCCATCGTGGACGAAATCGGCTTCGCGCATGACGAGACGGTGGAGTCCCTCATCGCGCGGCTCGGTAAGCGGCCGGACGCGCGGATGGTGGGGATTGGGACTCCGGGCTTTGAGCCGAACATCTTGCACCGGCTCCGCGCCGAGCACGTGGACGGCGCGCTGCCGGACGGCGTGACCTACATGGAGTGGGCCGCCGATGCCTCGGCGGACACCTACGATCGGCGCGCGTGGCGGCAGGCGAATCCGGCGCTCAAGGCCGGCTTTCTCACGCCGAAGGCGCTTGAGGTGCAAGCCGGCATCCTCTCGCAGCGCGAGTTTCGGACGTACCACCTCGGCGTGTGGACGGATAGCTCGGCGCCGTGGCTTCCGCCGGGAGCGTGGGAGTCATGTCCGCACGCGCTGGCGCCGCCACGCGGGACGGAGGTGGTGCTTGGCGTGGCCGGCACCTTCCGGCGCACGATCGCGGTGGTAGGCGCCACGCTGGACGGCGCGATCTTCCACGGATGGGCCGCCGAGGCGGCCTTGGATCGGGACCTCCGCGACGTGCTCGAAGCGGCCGCCGAGCAATACGAGGTGCGGGAGGTGGTCTACCCGAAGCGGATACGTCCGGGCCTGTTCGCCGAGCTAGCCGAGGCCGGCTTGCGGTGCGAGCCGTGGGACACCTCGCCGGACAATGAGGCCATCGCCGCGACCGAGTTCTATCGCGCCATCGTCGGCGAGGACGTGCGGCTCGCGCATGACCACGCGCCGATCTTGGCGCAGCACATGGCCTCGGTGCGCGCACGGTACGGCGTGGACGGCTCGCTCCGGCTCGCGCTTCCCGATGACGGCCGCTTCGCGGACGCCGCGATAGCCGCGCGCAATGCGTGGTGGCGCGCCGCGCAATTGGCGGATGAGCCGGCCGGCGCTCCGACGATCTACTAGCCGATTGTCTGGCCGCGTCCGGGGAATCCTTGGGCCCGCGAATTTCTATGCACGCCGGAGGCGTTTCGTTTCCGGCAACGCACCGGCTAGACTCGGCGCGTGGGAAGACTCGCGCGCATGCTTGGCCGCGAGGCGCCGCCGGCGCCAATTCGTCTACCCGCCGGGTTTGACCCGAACCTCGCCGGCCTCTTCCCCGGGTGGTCTTCGCCGAAGCTCGCCGAGAATGTCGGCACCGCCGCGCGGTGCCTGCAACTCGTAGCGCAGCAAATCGCGGCGATGCCGCTCCGCTTCCGTGGCGGCTCGGCGCCGCTATGGGTCACGAATCCGGACCCGGCTTGGTGGCCGAACGGGATAGCCGAGGCGACGTTTGCGGTGGTGGCCTCGGTCTACGGGTGGGGAGACGCCTTCCTCTTGGTCACGTCGCGGTATGAGACCGGCTATCCGCGCTCGTGGACGGTGCTTGACCCGGCACAGGTGCACGTGACGGCGGACAATCGCGCCGGCGGCCGCTCGTATCGCGTCGCGGAGATAGACCTTGACGCCGGAGACGTGCTGCAAATCTCGCGCTCACCGGACGGCCGGCTCCGTTCGGACTCGGCGCTGGCGGCGTACTCCGCGAACGTGCGGAGCGCGTTTGCGGCGGAGAGCTTCGCGGCGGACTTCTACATTGCCGGCGGCGTGCCGTGGGCCGTGCTGCAACCGAGCCGGCGCGTGACGGCCGAGCAGGCGGCCGAGCTACAGGCTCAGTGGAGCGCGCGCGTTGGTCTCCGAGGCGGAGCGCCGGCCGTGATCCCGCCGGACGTGAGCTTCACGCAATTCACCTTCTCGCCGAAAGACCTTCTCCTACTGGAAACGCGGGAGTGGGACGCCAAGCAAATCGCGGCGGCGTTCGGCGTCCCGGCTTTCATGCTGAATATGGAGCAAGCCGGCGGCCTCAACTACTCCAATCCGAGCATGCTGTTTGATACGTGGTGGCGGACGGAGCTTTACCCGTTCGGCCGGCGCTACGAGGCGGCGCTCTCCACGTGGCTTCCGCGCGGCTCGTGGGTGGAGTGTGATCCGAGCGTGATGCTCCGCCCGGACCTCGCGACGTATGCCGGCGTGTGGCTTGAGCTTGAGGCGGCCGGCGTGGTCTCCAAGGACGAGGTGCGCGCGGCGGTGCTTGACCTGCCGCCGCTGGCGGACGGCGAGGCGCTCGCGATGATCGATGAGCCACCCGGCGCGAATGCCACCGCTTCGGACCCGCAGCTACCGGCGGCCCCGCCGGTCTTGGAGGTGATCGGCGCCAATGGATGAGAAGCTCCACGTCCGAACGTACGAGCTACCGGCCACGAGCGCCGGCGCCGGCCGCATCGTGGAGGCGCGATGCGTGCCGTACGGCGTCCCTACGCTCGTGAGCGACGGCCCCGGCACCGAGCCATACATGGAGGTATTCGCGCCGGGTGCCTTCGCACGCGCCGCGAAAGCGCCGGACCGGGTGGCGTTCAAGTACCGCCACGGCGAGGCGCTCGCCGATTGGATCGGCCGAGGCATGAGCTTCGAGGAAACGGACGAAGGCCTGTCCGGCGCCTTCCGGGTGATCCAATCGGCCTTCGGAGACCAAGCGCTCGCGTTGGTGGACGAAGGCATCATGCGCGGCGTAAGCGTGGGCTTCGCGGTGCTCGGCCGTGAGAAGCGGACGCCGGAAGGCCACGTGCTCCGCGACCGGTGCCACCTCGCGGAAGTCTCGCTTGTGCCGGTGCCGGCGTATGACGGCGCCGCGATCACTGGCCGCCGCTCGGCTCCCAAGCCGCTCGCTCCCGGCGGCGTCGCGATGGCGGAGTACGAAAAGCACCTTGCCACGCAGCGGCAACGGCTCCGCTCGCTCGGAATCACCTAGCGCGGGTGAGTAGTAAGCCACCTTTCCGTCCGCTTGAGGTGGTACGCTCGGCGACGCCTACGGGTAAATCCTCTCCACGCGAAGGGAAGGGACACATGCCGAGCGAGCTAAACGGCGCCGCCGAAACGGTGGCGGACGTACTCGACGCGGCCGCCGCCGTCTACAGCACGAAGCGGTGGAGCCGCTTTCATAACGCGCTTGACGCGGCCGGCCGCGAGGTAAAGCCGCTAGGCCAACGCCGCCGCTTCCTGCCGGCACCGCTCCGGCCCGAGACGGAGGCGGTGGACGCGCTCGGCGCGCTCGCGATTGCCAGCGAAGAGCTAGCCGTCTCCGACGATATCCGGGTAAAGGCGCTAGACGCCTTCAAGGCGTACGTCGGCGCCGAGTGGCTCGCGGAATGGAATGCGAGTCTCGGCGAGGACGGCGCCGCGCGCGTCCGGCAAAAGCTCCACGCCGCCGCGCGCGAGATTCGCCGAGGCGGACCGGCGCATATCTCGGCGTTGCCGCCGCTGCATGCCGGCCCGAGCATCGCCACCGTGGCCGCGAGGCCGAAGCGGAAGCGCACCTTCACGCCGGAAACGAAGCTCCGCGCGGACCGAGGCCGGCTCGTGGCGGTGCTCGTGCGACAACGCAACGCCGGCGCCTCGGAGCATGACCTCGCCGCCACCGAAGGCCGCATCCGGAGCGTGGAGAAGCGGCTCCGCGACGAATTCGGCTATGAGTCTCCGCCGCTGCCGGCGCACCTCAAGACGCTTCCCGAGGCCGGCTAGCCAAAGTCCGTCCGTTGGCCACCGTCGCCTATGTCGGCGGCCTCGTGCTTACCGCCGAGGCCGGCTATTGGCTCGGCCGCTTCCACGAGCGCTCCCGGCGGCGGCTTCTCCGCCACCGCGAGCGCCGGCCGTGACGCACGGAAGCGCGCGCGCTACCGTGACGGCGCCGGCGCTCGCCGTTTCGGGGGCAGCGCGGCGCCTGTAGCGGCGCCTCTCGCCGTTCGGCCTCCCCACCGATGGGACGCGGGCCGCTTCGCGCACGTGCGGGAGGCGCCGTTACAGCGGCCTTGGTAGACTCGGCGCGAGCCGGCACCGCGCCGCGCGCCACCCGGAGCACGTAGCCGCACCGCGCACAAAGGCGTCACCCCGGAGACCTTCCACCGTCTCCACTTCGGGGGTACTCCGATGCCGAACGCCGTGCTAGAGCGCCTCGTGCGCGAGCGCGACGCGGCGCTAGACGCGGCCGATGCCGTGCTCTTGAGCGCCGAGGACGAAGACCGCGACCCGTCCACCGCCGAGCTTGACCTCGTGCGCCGCAACCGCGAGCGCGCCGGCGAGCTAGACCCGCAGATTGCGGAGCTTCTAGAGCTAGAGGAAACGCGGCAGCGGGCCGGCGAGACGCGCGCCGCGATCCACCGCGCCTCACCTCCGAGCGGCGGCGCGCCACCGCCGGCGCCGGCACCCACGCCGGACGGACCGGTCTACCGCACCTTCGCGGAGTACGCACGCGACGCGCTGATCACGCGCGTTGACCGCATCGGCGCCATCGTCGGTCCCGAGCTTCGCCAGCGCGCCGCCGAGCGGCTCCAGCGCGCCGCGCAGGTGCACACGCTCACGAGCGACGTTGCCGGCCTTCTGCCTGATCAGCACATCTCGCAGATTTTCGAGGTGATCAATCGGGAGCGGCCGGTGGTGGCAAGCTCGCGCCAGATCAGCCTTACGGCCGGCAAGCTCACGTGGCCGAGCATCACCGGACGGCCTACCGTCGCCAAGCAGGTCACGGAGAAGACCAACCCGGCGTACTCGAACATGACCGTGATCATGCGCGAGCAGGTGGCGGACACCTACCTCGGCGCCGGCAACCTCTCGTGGCAGACCATCCAGTGGTCTTCGCCGGACGCGCTCTCGCTCTTCTTCGACCTGATGGCGGAGGCGTACGCCGAGCAGACCGAGGCCGCCGCGTGCTCGGCCGTGGACGCGGCCGCCGCCAGCGGCGGCACCGTCGGCTCGGATGACCTCGCCGGGTGGATGGCGTCCATTGCCGCCGCCGCCGGCATGGTGAAGGCGGCCGGTGGCCGCGCGAACGCCATCTATCTGGACGGCGTGACCGGCTACCACCTGCTCGGCCTCGTGGCGGTGGAAAACCCGGTCTTCCTCACCGTCGGACCCGGCTCCCTCGGCGACGCCAGCGGCAATATGGGCGGCCTTCGCTTCATCGTCTCGGACGGCTTCCCGGCGAGCACCGCCATCGTCGGCGACTCCACCAAGCTCCTGTGCGCGGAGACGGCCGGAGCGCCGGTGGAGATGCGCGCGGTAGAGCCGAGCATCGGCGGCCTTGAGGTGGGCGTGATCGGCGCGTTCGCGGCCGTCGCGGCGCTCCCCGGCGCGTTCGTCCAGCTAACCCCGCCGGTGCTCACCGCCACCGCATCCAAGACCACCACCAAGAGCTAGGCGGCGGCTCGTGGCCTACGCCACCACGGACGAGCTTGCGGCCGTGCTCCGGCTCCGCTTGACGCCGGAGAATACGGACGCGCTGCAAGCCTGCCTTGACGCGGCCGCCGTGGAGATAGACCACGAGGTGGACCGGCCGGCGGACAATCCCGTACCGCCGGCCGATCCACTCGCCAACCGCGTAAACCTCGTGCGCGCGGTGGAGTGGTGGAAATCCAATGATGCGGCGTTCGGCATCATCGGCTTCGACCAAGCCGGCTCCCTGCAAGCGCCGCGTGACGGCTTCAACCGCCACGCCTACGCCTTGACGCCGCTCAAGCTCGGATGGGGCATCGCATGAGCGCCACCGAGACCGGCACCTTGACGATTACGAACGCGCGGCTTCGCGCGGCGGCGGCGCTCGCGCCGGCCGCCGATACGGACCCGGACGTGCACGTCTCGCTCGTGGACGCGCTCCACCCGCCGGCGCTCATGCTCGGATGGGCGGACCCGTGGCTCTCGGCGCAACCGAGGCCGTCCAATCGGGTGCTCGACGCGCGGCTCGCCGTGTGGTGCGTCGCCGGCCGGCTAGAGCCGGGTCCCGGCGTGGAGGTGCTCGAAGGCCTCGTAGCGCTCGTGATCGATCGGCTCCGCGCGGACGGCTACCCGTGGGGCATCCCGATGGTGCAGGCGCCACGCGCCTTCCCGATCGGCAACGTTGACTACATCGCCGCGCAGGTGGTCTACACCGTGCCGGTATCCACCTCGGAGACGGAGGCCTAGAGATGGCGATTCCGCGCCCGCTCATCCTCGATAACGCGGACCTGATGATCGGCGACGGCGCCACGCCAACGGAGAATCTTCGCTCCGTCGCGTGCACGCTGAATCACATAGAGCTAAACCCGGACGTGAGCACCGTGACCCTTACTACGATGTGCGGAGAGCAGGACTATCCGGGCAGCGTGAAGTGGACGCTATCGGCCACGCTCTACCAGAGCTTCGACCTGGACGCCACCGAGGACGTGCTCTCCACCGCCGTCGATTCCGGCGTCCCGGTGAGCTTCGAGCTTACGCCGCGCCGCGATGAGCCGGTCTCGGCCACCAATCCGATGTGGACCGGGATGCTCGTGCCGCAGCCGTATTCGCCGATCAATGGCGATGCCGGCGCCGAATCCACGGTGGATATCGAGTGGAGCCTTACCGCTCCGCCGACCAAGAGCATCGTGCCGCCGGCGGCGCTGGCGGCGGAGGCACCCGCACCGGCGAAGGCGTAGCCGATGGCCGGCGAAGGCGGCGTGGAGGTGCACGGCTACCGCGAGCTAGTGGCCGGCTCCGCCGTGCTCTTCCGCCGCATCGACGCGGAAGCGGACGCGCGGATGCGCGACGTAGCCGAGAGCGTGGCCGGCGTGGTGCGGGGACGGGTGCCGCACCTCACCGGCCGGCTCGCATCCAGCGTGCTCGGCGAGGAAGCGCAGGGAGGCGCGCGGGTGGGGATGGGCGGCGGCGGCGTTCCGTATGCCGGATGGATCGAATTCGGCGGCGGCCACGGCCGGCCGTACGTCGCCGCCGGCCGCTACCTCACGCCAACCGCCACGAGCGCCGAGCCGCTCGTAACCGCCGCCGCGCACGTGGCGGCCGACACCGCGATTAGGAGCCAAGCATGGCCGAGGCCGATCTAGTCCCGATGCCGGAGCGGCCGCCGCCGCTGCCGGAGTCCGTGGACGTTGACCCGAACAGCATGGATATCCGGCTTGCGCCAAACGAGCTTCGGCTCTTGAAGGCCGAGACCGGCAAGACGATGGCCGAGCTTCTCGGCGAGGACGCCGAGGACGCGGACCGCTTCCAAGTCACGATTTGGCTCAAGCTCCGCCGGCTCGGACACCGGCCGAGCTACGCCGATTGCGGCGATATCGCGGTGGCGTTCGTGGCGGAGCCGCCGGACCCTACGAGCGGCGAGAGCTAGACGGGATGGCGGCGTTTTGCCGTTTCTGGCGGATGACGCCGCGCGATATCGACGCGCTCTCGGACGCCGAGTTTGCGGCGCTCGCGCGCTACATGACGGCCGAGCTAAAGGCGCGTGAGCGGGCCGCGCGGAAGGCCGGAAGGCGGCGCTCGTGAATCCCACCGTTATCGTCGAATTCCTCGCCAATACCGACAAGCTGCAAAAAGGGCTTGGCGATATTGACAAGTCCGGATCGAAGGCCAAGGCCACCGTAAAAAAGGCGTTCGTGCCGGCTATCGCCATCCTCGGCGCCGTTGGCGTCGCGGCCGGCAAAGCGGTCTCCGCCGCCTCCGCGCTGAATGAGCAGATGAGCGCGTCCTCGGTCACGTTCGGCAGCAACGCGAAGGCCGTGCAGGATTGGTCCAAATCCTCGGCCAAGGACTTCGGCCTCTCCCGCACCGAGGCGCTCAAGGCCGCCAACGGCTTCGGGAACATGCTCACCACCGCCGGCCTCGCCGCGCCCAAGGTGGCCGAATTCTCCAAGGAGCTAGTGAAGCTCGGCGGCGACATGGCGAGCTTTTTCGACCAAGACCCGTCGGAGATGCTCGACAAGCTCCGGAGCGGCCTCGCCGGCGAAGCCGAGCCGCTCCGGAAATTCGGGATCAATCTGTCCGCCGATGCGGTGGCGGCCGAGGCGCTCGCGATGGGCCTTGCCAAGCCGGTCAAGGACGCCGGCAAAATCGCCACCGCGCACCAGAAAGTCACGCTCGCGACGAACGCCTACGCCAAGGCAATCAAAGAGCACGGGAAGGGGTCCGACCAAGCGATTCGCGCCGGCATCACGCTCAAAGGCACCGAGGAAGCGCTCGCGCGCGCGGTCAAGGGGAAGACGCCAACGCTCACCGAGGCCCAAAAGGTGCAGGCCCGCTACAAGCTGATCATGGATCAAACCGCGAAGGCCCACGGCGACTTCGCGAAGACCGCTACCGGCGTGGCCAACTCGCAGCGGACGGCGGCGGCCGAGACCGAGAACGCGAGCGCCGCGTTCGGGAAGGCGCTGTTGCCGGTGGTGTCCGCCGTGATGGGCGTTTTCATCCGGCTCTTGACGTTCCTCGGCAAGTACCCCGGGCTTGTGCAAACGATTGTCGGCGTGATCGCCGCGCTCGCCGCCATCATCGTCGTCTTGAACGTGGCCATGACGGTGGCGGCGTTCCTCGCCAGCGGCTTCGCGCTTCCCTTCATCCTCGTAGCCGTCGCGGTAATCGCGCTTATCGCCGCGTTCGTCTTGCTTTGGAAGAATTGGGACAAGGTGTCGGCCGCGCTCAAGGCCGGCTTCGATAAGGTCAAGAGCGCCGCAAGCGCCGCCTTCAATTGGATCAAAGCCAATTGGCAAACGCTCGCGATGATCCTATTTGGACCGTTCGGCGTGGCGTTCGTGATCATCGCCCGGTATTGGAGCCAAATTACCGGCGCCGCGCGCTCCGCGCTGGACGCCATCCGGAGCGCGCTCTCCAGCTTCAAGGCGTGGGTGAGCGGCATCGCCTCTTCCATCGGCTCCATCGTGGGGAAGATCGGCGACAAATTCCACGCCATCGGCGACGCCGCGCATAGCGCCGTGGCGTCCGTGAAGAGCGCGATAAACGGCCTCATCGATTGGCTCGGCGGCATCGTGAGCCGGATGCGCGGCAAGGCCGAGAGCATCGCGAACGCCATAAAAGGCCCGATCAATAGCGTCCTGCGCGCCATCGGCGGCATCCGCATCACGATTCCGAAGATACCGATTCCGAAGGTCTCGCTTCCCGGCGGCAAGAGCTTCGGCGGCGGCAGCGTAGGCGGCGGCTCGGTGAGCTTCCCGATGCCGCCGTTGCTCGCGCGCGGCGGCGTGCTCACCTCACCCACGCTGTTTATCGGCGGCGAGGCCGGCACCGAAATCGTGGCGCCGGAGGCGCTTCTCCGGAGCATCATGGAAGAGCACGGCGGCGGCTACACGCTGAACATCTACCCGCGCACGGCGGACGCCGCCACCGTCGCCTACGGCTTCCGCCGGCTAGAGCTACTCCGGACGGC